AGAGCCCGCCGCCATCCACAACCCCGCCGCCCAAGGCCAAAGCAAAGCTGACCCCGAGGCGCTGACATGCTGCGAATGGTCGTCAAAATCGTCGGCTTCAGACACGGCGGCAAGGCCGTGGTGAAGTTCCCGACCCATTTCAGGCGGATGCGCCCTGCCGATCGCAAGAGCTTCATCAGCCAGGCGATGAAAGACCTCCGCGCCGAATACGACCTCGCCTGCGAGCACGCACGGATCGCGGCCCAACACGAGGACGCAAGAAACGCAGAGGCGGCAGTCGTCCGCGGCGAGCCTGCAACAAGCTAACCAAGGGAGGCAGACGGGCTGGACCGTCGCTCCCGCACCCCACAACCGAACGAGGCATGAATGCCCGCCCTACCAGATGAGCAATACTACGTTTACGTGTACGGAATCTCGGGCCGCATTGTGTATGTGGGCAAGGGAACGGGCGGGCGTGCATGGCAGCACCTGCGCAAGTCCCACAATCGAAGCCTGAACCAAGCCATTGCGGCAGCCCGTAAAGCCGGCCAGCGCATCCGCGTCAGGCTAATAGCCAAGAACCTAACTGAGACCGAAGCCCTGCGCTTGGAGAAGCGCGCAATCTTCAAATGGTACGACGCCCTGTGCAACTCCAGCCTCGGCGGGCGCTCGGATCTGGAAAAGGCGCACGACGACGCGGTTGATCTGATGGCTCGCTTGTGGCCTGAAGAGTTCATCCGCTTTCGCGGCGGATATAACGGCATTCCGGTAGAGCAGAACCTAGAGGTTTACGGGATCGTCAAGCAGCACCTGTTGGAGCAAATCCTAGACTTTGAGGCGGAGGCCCGCCGTGGAGTCTAAAAGGGGCAGGCCGTCTAAGTTCAAGCCTGAGTTCGTGAAGCAGGCTGAAAAGCTTTGCGTTCTGGGCGCAACTGATGAGGAAATCGCCTCATTCTTTGAGGTAGAAGTCCGCACAATTTATCGCTGGAAGCTGGACAATAACGATTTTTGTCAGGCCCTAAAGGCTGGCAAGGATTCAGCGGACGAGCGGGTAGAGCGCAGCCTTTATCAAAAAGCCGTTGGATACAGGCAGCAGGCCGTTAAAATCTTCATGCCAGCCGGGGCGGATAATCCCGTCTACGCTGAGTATGTGGAGCACCTGGCGCCAGACACCACGGCTGCAATCTTCTGGCTGAAGAACCGCAGGCCGAACGATTGGCGCGAGAAGGCCACGACTACCCATGAGGCGGGCGACACACTCGGCGCGCTTCTGGGGACCATTTCCGAGATGCCGCGTCTGGGCAAATGACCAGCGCAGATCAGCTTAAGGACTGGCGCTGGCGCCTGGCTAACCTCTACTCCATCGCAGACGAGAAAGGCCGCATCGTCCCGTTCCGCCCCAACGCAGAGCAGGAACGCTTTCTCGATGAGATGCACACGCTCAACCTGATCCTCAAGGCGAGGCAGTTGGGCTTCTCCACGCTCATTCAGATGATGGCGCTGGATACCTGCCTGTTTCACGGGAACACGAACGCAGGCGTCATTGCGCAGGACATTGATACCGCCAAGGACATCTTCCGGCTCAAGTTCAAGGACGTTTACGACCGCCTGCCGGCAGAGCTGAGAAGCCGGGTGGTGGCGACACAGGACGCAGCGCAGGAGATGACGTTCTCCAACGGGTCGAAGATCCGGGTGGGGACATCATTGCGGGGCGGGACGTATCAGTTCCTGCACGTCTCGGAGCTTGGAAAGATCGCGGCCAAGTATCCTGAGAAGGCGCGGGAGATCAAATCGGGTGCGCTGAACACGGTTCACGCCGGGCAGCACATATTCATCGAGAGCACGGCAGAGGGACAGGGTGGCCTGTTCTATGAGCTGGTGCAGGACGCCCAGAGCCGGGACGAGCAGGGCATCGAGCCAAGCCCGCTGGAGTTCAAGCTGTATTTCGCCCCGTGGTGGCGTGACGCGCGCTACCGGCTGGAATCACAGCGGACCATCCCGCCAAAGCATGTCGAGTATTTCAAGGAACTGGACCGCCAGCAGGGCATCCGCCTCGATAGGGCGCAGCAGACCTGGTACTCGCAGAAGGCCAACCAGCAGAAAGAGGACATGCGGCGGGAATACCCGTCCTATCCGGCTGAAGCATTCGAGGCCCCGATCGAGGGCGCGTACTATACGCAGGAACTACAGCACGCGACGGACCAACGCCGGATAGGGGAATACCCGTTCGACCCGAAGCTTGGGCAGGTGTTCACATTCTGGGATTTGGGCCGTTCGGATCAGATGACGATCTGGCTGGGCCAACGCCGAGGCCCGTCACGCTGGCGCTGGTTCGAATACATCGAGGGGCAGGACGAGAGTTTCCCGTACTACGCGCGGCTGCTGAAAGAGAAGCAGCAGGAGTATCGGTGCGTCTATGGCGCCCACTTCCTGCCACACGATGGGTCACGCAAGGAACTGATTGCCACGGAAAGCCGTCAGACGGCGCTGGAGAACCTCGGCATCTATCCCTGTCAGGTTGTGAGCCGAACGAAGGATCTGAGCGGGCCTAGCCTCACGTCATCGATCAACCTCGTCAAAGCGCTGATTGATGTGTCCGAGTTTGACCGGGCGGGCTGCGCAACGGGCATCAAGCATCTGAAGAACTACCGCCGCGAGTGGGACGACAAGCTGGCCGTCTGGAAGTCCTCGCCGCTTCACAACATTGCATCGGATGGCGCGGACGGGTTCCGCACGGCTGCCGAGGCTGATTATCAGGGGCTATTGGACGCCATGTTCTACAACAACGAGCCAAGCCCCGGCGAACAGGCCCACGGCTATGACCGCCGCTCTGCTGACAGCGTGACGGGCTACTGATGGCGAAGAACCTCGCTTATAACCGGGAGCTTGATGGCGATGCCGACAAGCTGGGCAAGGGCCGTGGCTCGCGCAAGACAGCGCAGAACCTGGCTGACATTGCCGAGTATGACGGCAACCTCGCAGAGCGCCTGAGCGAACAGGACCGCAAGCGCATGGCCGAAGAGGCTGTGCGCGAGTACGAACACGACGAGAAAAGCCGCGAAGAGTGGCTGAACGGCGTTGATCGCGCCATCAAGAACGCCCGGCAGAAGCCCGAGAAGAAGAACTACCCTTTCGAGGGTGCAAGCAACATCAAGTACCCGCTGCTCACCACAGCAATGAACCAGTTCGGGGCTCGTGCTTATGGCGCGATAACCCGCTCCGATCAGCCGATGATCTGCAAGGTTGTCGGAGAAGACCCGCAAGGGCTGAAGGCCAAGCGCGCTGACCGTCTGAGCCGCTTTGGCAACTATCAGCTCATGTATATGATGGACGAGTGGGATTCGGGGACCGACAAGCTCCTCCACATGCTCCCCGTGATCGGCGCAGGGTTCCGCAAAGGGTACTGGCGCGCGGACATGGGCCGGCCAACGCTGGAGTTCACCAGCGCCAAGGATGTGGTTGTCGCCAACGACGCGCCGAGCTTCGACCGTGCGCCGCGCATGACGCAGCCGACGACGATGTACCCTTACGAGATCGATCGCCTGATCGGCTCGGGCAAGTGGCTGAACCACAAGCGGGATTACGAAGGCCAGAAGGACGAGGACAGCCAGAAGCCGTGCATCTACCTGGAGCAAGTGAGGTATTACGACCTCGACGGCGACGGGATGATGGAGCCCTATATCGCGACCATCTCCAAGGATGAGCGCGAGCTTGTGAGGCTTGAGGCTGCATTCTGGGCCAACTCAATCCGCGTCAACTCGATGGACGGGAAGGTTGAGACGATCATGCGGGAGAGCCCGTGGATCGATTACAGCTTCCTGCCTGACATCGAGGGCTCGGTCTACGGCATGGGCTTCGGCCAGCTTCTCGAAAGCCTCGGCTCTGCGATCAACACGGCGCTGAACCAGATATTCGACGCTGCGCACCGGCAGAACGCGGGCGGCGGGTTCATCTCACAGGGGCTCAGGCTTCGGGGCGGTGAAGTCCGCATCAAGCCGGCAGAGTTCCTCAATGTGAACGTTCCGGGCCGTGTCTCGGACGCCATCCACGAGCTACAGTTTGCAGGCCCGAGCCCTGTGCTGTTCCAGCTTGTCGAGTTCCTGCTGGGAGCCGCGGCGGACATCACCAGCGTCAAGGACGTGATGACGGGCGAGGCCCCGAGCGGTCAGGCGATGGGCGCAACCCTTGCCCTGATCGAGCAGGGGATGCAGGTCTTCTCGACCATCTACACGCGCATATACAGGGCGATGCGCAAGGAGTTCCGGCTCCTGATGCGCCTCAATGCGCGCTATCTGGACCCGGCTGTGTATGCCGAGTTTCTCGATGATGAGGAGCTGTTCCTCGAGCTGATGGGAATGCCGCCTCCGGGCTCGCAACAGATGCCGATGATGGGCATGGGCGGGCCACCTATGCCGGGGATGCAGCAGCGCCCGAGCGGACTGATGGTCCCGAACGGCATGATGCCTCCGGGTGCGCCTGAGATGCCGCAGCAGCCTGAGACGGCCCCGCCGCCGCCACCGATGCCTGGCGCTGGCATGATGCAGCAGCCCCAGCCGAAGCAGAGGCCGCAGCCTGTCGAGCTTAGCCCCGAGGCTCTGGCTGAACTCGCAAAGGACTTCGACCTCAAGAACATGGACGTGGCGCCGGGCGCAGATCCGCGATCGGTCACGGACATGCAGCGCATGATGCGGGCGCAATACCTGGCGCAATTCAAAGGACAACCGGGGATCAACAACAAATGGATTCAGGAGCAGGAGCTTCAGGCCGCGAACATTAGCGACTGGCCCAAGGCGTTCATCGAAGGACCGAGCCCGCTTGATGAGCATCAGGCGGCAATGGCTAAGGAAGAACTGCGCGGCCTTGGGCTGGATAACGACCTCAAGGAGCAGCAGGGCAAGAAGACCGCCAAAGAGGCTGAAAAAGCGTTCCACGAGGCGGCGCTGATTGCTTACGAACGCGGCATGGCGGAAGGCGGCGCCGGCCAGCTCGATGTCGATGAGAAGATTGCGACTATCGAGAAGATCCGCGCCGAAACGCAAAAGCTTCTGATGCCGGAAGCTGTCCAGCAGCCTGATCCGATGGCTGCGGCTACAGCAGAGGCGGATATCGGCTTCAAGAGTGGCGAGCTGAATATCAAGCAGCAGGAGCTTTCCCTCAAGGAGCGGGAAGTCTCACTGAAGGAACGCGAGACGGCGATCAAAGAGCGCGAGCTTGAGCTGAAGGCGCAGGAAATCGAAGCCAAGACGAATATCGAGATGGCGCGGCTTGCCGATGCGAGCGCCGCACGCGAGCAGGGCTTCAATCACGAACAGACGATGGCGGCTTACGATCGGGAAGCCAACGCCAAGAAGGGCGAGAAGGCCGAATCCGAGAAGCCGGACAAGAGTTCGGACGCGGTAGGCATGGGGCTTCAGGCTCTTGCCGAGGTGCTTGGCCGGCCAAAGACGGCGACACGGCCTGACGGTTCAAAGATCAAGATTGAATAGGATCGACTATGTCCAAGGGTAATACCTTCGAAAATGATCTGCTTTTGCTGATCTTCAACAACACGGACGCCGCCCTGATCGGTGACGCAACCGGCCTTCGTGGCTCGTCAACGGCTGGCTCGCTCTACGTCTCGCTTCACACGGGCGATCCTGGCGAGGCGGGCAACCAGACCACGAACGAATGCGCTTACACCAGCTATGCACGGGTTGCTGTGGCGCGCTCTGGCTCTGGCTGGACAGTGAGCAGCAACACCGTAACCAATGCGGCGCTGATCCAGTTCCCGCAATGCACGGGCTCAAGCGAGACGGCCACGCACTTCGCGATTGGCACGGCGTCAACCAGCACGGGCAAAATACTCTACAAGGGCGCGCTGTCGGCTTCGCTGGCGATTTCGTCGGGTATTCAGCCGCAGTTCGGCGCCGGTGAACTTGACGGCAGCGAGGACTGAGCGTGGCGGGTTTCCGCAACCTTCGCGCATGGTCCGATGCGGACAACGCGGGCCAATGCCATTTCACCAGCTTCCGTAAGGCCGTGTCCTCGACCGCTACGACAACGAACGCATGGATTGACTACAGCTACTTTCCGGGTGCGCCGACTGCCAACTTCTACGCATCCTCACCGCTTGAAGCAGCCTATGTGGATGCGGCGCGCGGGATCTACGTCCCGACCGTAACGCCTGCAACGCAATGGCTGCGCAACCTCAAGCTGATGAGCGCGGCAAGCAGCACGACAAGCACGACGAATGGCAGGCAGCAAATCGTGCTGGCAGACCTGCTGATGTACTACCCTTTCGTAGATACGGATGCGGTAGGCGAACAGCAGGACATGATTCAGACGGTGTCGCTGCCTCGCTACACAAGCGGGCGTGTCATCGCAGTAGGGCAGTCTGCAAGCTCAACGAACGGCGTCTTCACGTTCAGCTATACCAATCAGGACGGGACAGCGGGCCGCACATCGCAGGCGCACAATACGTTCGTCGTCGCAGGTGGTGGACAGGTGGTGGCGTCCAGCGTCGGAAGCACGACGAGCTATCATCCGTATTGCTCGCTTCAGGGCAGTGACAGCGGCGTCCGGTCAATCGAGAGCGTGACCTTCACGGCGGGCGGTGGCGGGCTGATGGCGCTGGTCATCGTGGCGCCCATCCTAGAGTGCTTCCTGACGCAGGAAGCGCGGCGCGGGACAACGGACAGTTTCGGGGCGTGCGATGAGTTCGCCTCGGTCATCAATCACAGGCCGCGCCAGATCAAGGATGGCGCAGTGCTCAACCTTTTCGCAGCCGGTCACGCCGGTTCGCTCGCCTCATCGATCCTGGCGGGACTTCTCGAAACAACGTGGAACTGACGCATGGGATTTTCGAGCCAAGACGACCTGATCTCGCAAATTACGACCAATGCGAAGTACGGGAACGTCTATTCCAACAAGACGCTGTCATCTGCCGGAACGGCTGGTCACTGGACGCTGCTTGCGGGCCATGCCGGTGCGCCTGTCGCTGCGACGTTCGCTGGTACTGACCTTACCTACGTCCCGACCGACGACACATGGGGCGAAGGCACGCTCTATCATGGCGGCAACGTCTCGACCGCGACAAAGCATTTCCTGACGGCTGGCGCGTCGGTTGTCGCTGCTGCGGGTGCGCCGTGGTATCTGATGGCGATTGACCTTGTGGGCTATGTCCCGCTGTCAGGCACGAACGTCTCGACTACCGGCACAAAGACCGTGACGATGACGGCCATCGGATCGGGCGGCGGCACGGGTGATCGGTATCCGGCAGGCGCTGGGCTTGAGATGTTCGTTGCGGCAGATACGGCGCTGGGCGCGAACGCTCCGACATGCATCGTCAACTATCTGGACACGGGCGGCGGTGCAGGGGCGACGACGACATTTACAAGCACGGCTTCGCTGGGCATCGGGCAGCTTCTGAACTCAGGCAACGCGGCGAACAAGTACAACCCATTTCTCCCCAAGGCTGCGGGCGATACGGGCGTTAGCGACATCGTCTCGCTCGTCTGGGCGGGTACAGCTCACGCATCGGGTACGGTCATCATCGGCTTGTGCAAGCCACTGTGGACGATCCCTGTCCCCGCAACCGGCCTTTACACAAAGCTGGACTTCGTGAACGCCTTCCCATCGCTGCCGCGCATCAGGGACGGGGCGAACATCCAATTCCTGCTCTACCAGACCGCTGCGACGACTTCCGGCGGTACGATCATGGTAGACTTCGATTGGGGATATGGCGGCTAATGGCGCTGCTACAGAACGGCTTCCGCGACGCGTCGGCGGGCGTTCGTATCTTCGGCGCGACGCAGAGCAACAACGCCTATCCGCCTGCACTTCAGAGCAATAATCT